CCTGTACGTTCACCTGTTCCGTCTTGAGTTATTGTAATAACTAAGTTTCCACCTGTTGGAAAATTTGAAAATGAAAAAGTTGCGTTATCTGCTAGTGTAACTGCAAACTGACTTCCTGTTGAATAATCAACATCAATCGCTGCTGCAGATGTTAAAGTTACAACTGGATCATCTGGATCGACATCTCCGAAACTTAAAACTCCTGATCCGTTAGTAACTAAAGCTTGACCTGAAGTACCGTCTAAAGCAGGTAATGTAAAAGTTACGTCAGCAGCTGCTGCTGTTGATGCTTTTAAAGAAACTAATTTTCCATTAGTTTTATTAAGTAATTTAATTTCTCCATCAGAACCTTTTGATGTAGTTGTTTCTTCTTTACCAGCTACGATTGGTCCTGAAAATGTAGTTCTTGCCATAATTTTATCCTCCTAATTAATAAATACAGTCTTTAGGCCGTCGACTATATGCGTCTGTATTTTTTTAAAAAATATATAGTGTGATTTTTATACAACAGTTTTAAGTAGAGTGCAAGAGATCCTGTAGTGTGGAGTGGATTTTTTCCAACGATGTAGCTTTTGTTTAAGTAGCTACTGAAACTTCAGGAGTAGAACCTTCAATTGTGTTCTGTCTATGGGCGATTTGAGCTTCTTCTAGCTTAATCTTTGTGATGATTTCCTTGACTTTGTCGTCAATTCTAACCATCTCAAGAGTGTATCTGTTATTATCCAGATGCTCCTGTTCCCACTTCAACTCCAAGGACCTTTTTGCTTTGTATAGGTCTTGTATCATTTATAACTTCCTCATAAGTTATTCTATTTATCTTGTCGTCATAACTAACGCCAAGATTTTCCCAAACTATACTATTTTCTCCTAGCTTGTCAAGGATTGATTGTTCAAGGTCAGTCGGGGAATCTTGTGATTCTACTGTAAATTTAGCGTGATGATTATACGCCCAGATATTTACTTTAAATTTTTTCATTTATTCGTAATTTGATATTTCTTCTTTTTTAGCTGTTAAAAAACTTATTTTTTCGTTTATCAAATCTACCTTAGCAGGTTTAGGATTATTTTCCAATAAACTTTGATTTCTTTTAATACCTTCTTCTATTCTTTGTAACATTCTTTCTTTATTTCTTGGTCTCCAATTAGGATCTTCACTTCTCTTTTTTAAAGCTTTGTATATTCCCATTTGAATTTTCTATTTGATGAGGGGCGATTAACGCCCCTCAAAAATTTAACTATTAGTTACCTGCAGAAGCATACATACCTCTTGGATCTGAGAATCCAAAAGAATATCTTTCTCTTGCTTTGTATCTAACGTTTCCAGTATCGAAGTCACCTTCCATTTTAGTGGAAATAGGTGATCTATTGAACATTTTCATACCATTAGGTACGTCAGTTTTGATATAGAAAGCATCTGTATCAGTTAAGTAATGGTTAATTACATAACCTTGAGGTACCATTCCTCTAGATACGATTGCATTGATATCGTTATCTGCTGTTCCCGTTCTACCTTTTGATTCCATTAGTCTCTCTGCTGTAAACTGCTGGTTAGGGTGAATGATCATTTTCATTCCTCTAGCAGCGATTTTTAGACCTCTTTCATCAGTGAAAGCAGAAATATCGATTAGAGATTGCTCTAATGATGTTTCGTTAAGGTCAGCAGGAGTTTGCAATTGGTTAGAGAACGTTCCGGCTAATGTAGGGTGATTTACAATCGCTCCTAAATTATTGTTACCGAAAAGTGATACTCCGTCACCACCTGCAAAGTTTCCATCGAAACCATTGTTTAGGACGTTAGCCGCTTTAACTTGTTTAGTATTAGCCATAGATCTAGCTAATGCTTTTGTATATCTAGACGCAAGTCTGTCATACAAGTTATCTTCAATTGCTTCTTCAGTAATTGAAAACGCTAAAGCGATTGTTTCATGTGTGTAACGAGAAGTGAAAGTCTCTTGAGCATCATCAAATGATACACCTTGACCTTCAGCTTTAACTTGCGCATTACCGAAACCAGATAACATTACTTCTTCTTCAAAAGCTCTGTCAGATGATTCAGTATCGAAAATCTCAGCGTGTTCGTTCTCGTAGTTTTTGTATTCCAAGCCGAATAGTGCATTCAGACCTGGCTCTAGTTCTTTAACTAGTTGTGATCGTGATATAGCCATAGTATTTTATCTCCTATTCCTAAGCTTAGTTAATGTACAAGTTACTTGCAGAATTAACTACAACAACCATGTTTACACCAGCTGCTGTAATGTCTTTGTTTTCAGGGTCTTGACCGACTCTGACAACTTTCCACATTTTAGTTGTAGCTGAACCACCGGCAACATTTAAAAGTACAGTCGATTGACCGTCTTTGTTGTCAGTAGCTGTAAACGATGTTACGTTGAAGCTTTTTCCGTTGTTACTTGTTGGACATGCAGCGTCCGTTTTGATCATGTATTCTTGAATTGGATCGTCATTCACGAATGCAGTACCATTGCTGCTTCCAGTATTATAGTCAGTTCCAAAGATTGTTCCTGCGTCTACAGAATTTACAAATCTTGGTTTTGCTGTTGAGCTATCAACGTAAAAAATTCCGTTGAAAGCACCTACTAATAATGAGTCAGCCCCATTATCGTAAGCAGCGCCACCATTACCTGTGTCGTCTGTAGTTGCGAAACTAGCATCTTGTAAAAAGCCTTCTGCTCCAGCTGCATCTTGCAGTGAAACAGGGTTACCTTTATAAAGACCTACTCCTAAACCTGACTCGACTAAGTATTCAGATTGACCGCCGATTGAAGGTGTATTACCTAATCTTTCGATCATTCTTAAACCAAAGCCTGTAGTTGAGCTATTAGCCATAGTTGTTTCTCCTTTATGTGCCTGTCCCGAAGGACCTCCAGCACGGTTTATTTTAATTTAGCGGGTAGGAATTGTTAAAAAATTAACGTTTCTTCGAACCACCAAAAGTTACACGAGTTTGTCGATCACTATTGATCGGCATACTTGGATGTTGTTCCCTCATAAGATCGTGTTCAATTGCTTCGTTTCTCTCCTGAGTTTGCTTTTTAAAGTACTCAGTTCGAGATTGTGCGATCTCTTCCGGTATCCTTGCCAACACAAGGCCGCCTACTCCGATCACTCCTGCGTATTTTCCTTCTTGCATAGTTGGGTAAACAGTATCTGGATATTCATCAGATCTAACTAATTCATATCCTGATCTTAATTTACCAGACATGTTTTTAGTGTCGTCAAACCCTAAAACTTCTGTCCGTAACCATCTATGCTTAAAACCTTTTGGCGCAGGTGGTGCATCTAAAGATGACGGGGGAGCCCATGTCGTAGGTCTTTTTTCTTTAGATCTAGACTGGCTTGCACGGGTGGTCTTTTTGTTTTCTTCATTTTTCATATGCTATACCTCCTTCGTGATTTTTAACTGTTTCGCATATTCTTCCAGTGGCACACCTAATTTTTTCGCTATTGCGACCTGTGAAGGTGTGAGAGACACAGTTTTGCGACCAGGTTTGACAGAACGTCTAGCCGAAGCTACCGTTCGTACAGGTCTAGTCGATTCCCTATCCCCACTTCTATCAAATTTGTGGGGGAATTCAAGTCTTATTCTTTTATCAACCTCTTCGTAATAATCATCACTTTCAGGGTCAAAATCTTCTTCATCCACTAGTTTTTTGTGTATATCAAAAGCAGTGTAAGTCATTGCACTATCTTTACCAAACCAGCTGTTTCTTTCAGCCCAATCCTGTGCTTTTGGATCAGGTCTTCTAGATTGTTCGGGTTTTCTAGACGGTGTAATATTTACAGGTCTTTCCATAAGTTCAGCTTTAGAAGTATTATCTTTTTGCTCTTCCAATCTTGCTTCTTCATAACCAAGTCTAGCAATTTCTTTTTGAGCATTAACTTCAGATTCTAAATCTCCGGCTTCTCTTGCGGCTGCTAATGTTGCATAAGTAGCTTTAAGATTAGATTGAATTTTTTCTTCTCTATCTTTTAAGCCACTTGTTTCTAGTTGAGAGTATTTTTTCTTAAGACTATCTGAAGTTGCTTTTACTGATTGTGCGTAAACTAAAGCTTCTTCTTTTTGTCTTTCAGCTTCTCTTATTTTTCCAGTAAGCTTATCAATTCTTCTTTTGACTTTCTTACTATAACTTTCTAATTCTTCATCTTTCTCTCCATCTTCTGCAGATGTTTCTTTTACTTCTTCAACAGTTTCTTCCTGTTCAACTTTTACTTCTTCTTTTTTTACTTCTTCTTTTTCCTCTGGTACATCAATATCTACATCAGGTCCTGATGTATCAATGTCTACCATAGGAATATCTTTTTTTTGTTCTTCGTTGTCTATTGGCATAGTTTCCTCCTATGAAATTAAATGTAGTGCAACATAAATTCTGGGTCAGCAACAGTACCCAAAACTTCGTCGTCGTTAAGAATACGGACTTCTCCGCCTTCTATTGGTAAACGTGATCCAGCATATCTTGCAAAGATCACCCAATCTTTTTTCTTACACCAAGCGCCTTCAGGGAATTTATCTTTATCCTTGTATGCATCTGGTCCCATTTTTAAAACATAACCGCAGTTAGTTGCGATCCTTGCTTTATCTAAAGATTCTTGTGAAAATATTAAACCACCTTTAGTTTTTTCTTTTGGTGTAAAAGGTAAAACTAAAAGTCTCCAACCAGAAGGTTCTGGTAGGTTGTCTATTACTTTGTCAACATTTGTTTCGTCAACTCTTTTTAACTTTTCTTCTTTATCTTGCTCTTTATACTTTTCTTCAAGAGCCATTTTTATCTTCGGATTTTCCGAAGTCGATAACGTTTCCTTGCTCATTTTTTTGCTCCTTCTCTTCTAGCAGGTTAGAGATTTCCTGTTGTATTATTTGTAAAGCATGTGCTTTACCAAGTAGATACTTGTATTTTTCCATATTGTCAACCGATCCAGACGTATAAGTTTCTTGAATTTGGTTGATTCCTTCTTTCAACATTCGTTGAATTTTGTAAACAATTGTTATTGGATCAATCATATTTTAAATACCTTTAGTTCTTTTAGTTTTTCTTGTGCTTCTGCAATTTTAGTAATTAATTTATCCACTTCATCTATGTGTTGTGGATGCTCACCAATACCTACAGGATTTTCTAAATATATTTTAATTGTTGCATCAGCTTCAGCTATCTGTGCATTATATCTTGCTTCTAGTGCTTCTAGTATTGCTCTTTTCATTTCTTTCTCCTCCTCTTTAAAATTCTTACCCTTGTTTTCCAACACCATTCAGTTAACTTAATAGCATAAGTTTCGATAAATGAAAAAACATTATCAAGTTTTCCTAAAAATTTATATATAAATCTGTCTAGCATTTCCAACGTCTTCTGGCTTGTCTAATTCTAGAGTTAGGGTCGTTTCTAGTTTTAGCCGAAGATCGTTTAAGTTGTCCAAGTGATCTTGCACAATATGACTTTCTACGTTTAGCTGCCGCTGAACCTTTCTTAACTTTCCCTGTTACTGCAGTTTTTAATTTTGATCCAGGGTTTGCTGCTCTATAAGCTTTTACACCTTTAGCAGTCATACCAGCTCCAGACTTAGTTGGTCTGTAATTAGCTCCGGGACCCTTAGTGGTCTTCCTGATAGTCATTATTTTTTCTTTTTTCTGGTAACTACAATTTTACCATCTACTTCTTTA